ACACTCGATTTGCAACACCGAACATGCAGCGGCTAATCTGAATGTTGCCGACCGGCCAGTCGCCGCCGTTCACTTGATAGAACTTCACTAGATCGCATGTCATATGCTCGACGCCTAGTTCGTCCGTGCCGAGTCCGCTGCCGCCAGGGACAGAGATACCTTCGATGCCGATGTCCTCCATCACGAATGCGCCCGAACGAACGTCTAGCACTGTCCCGCCTGGCGCTCCATTCCATATGAGGATTGTCACTGGCCTGTCGTCGCCCGTATCCCAATTGCCGTTGTTGCGTACTTGATCCGGCATTCCGTTACCGCGCAGGCTCCACCCTGGGCTGTGCGAACCAATTACCATCGTCGATGAGACAAAGTACATGCCCGCCGGCAATCGCTTGCCCTTTCGCATCCACTCGACTATAGCCGGACCGTTATCAACGCTGGTGTTGTCCCGCACCAATGCGGGCACGGTCGTCGGAGCGATCAGCTCCAGATTGATAGCACCCATCGAAGCGATCAACGCACAAGCGAAGATCATCATCGCGGGGACGGCAAGATGTTTTGGTCGTTGCATGTTATCCTCTGTAAGCAAAACAGCGGCCCAAGCGCGGGGACACCTGAGCCGCTGCTCTTGCAATCAAGCCTTCGCAGCTTGACCTTCTCTTCGTACCTAACGCTTAGCCGGTGGATCGTAGATCACACGGTTAGCGGTTCCAGTATCCTCGTACACTATCACTAGCTGCAACCCTGCCCCCTCGCAGGCATCCTGCGCGTCGAGCAAGTTTTCTCCACCACATGCGTAGATCACTTCCTCCTCGTCGCCTTCCGGCTCCGGAGTAGGTAGTGGCTCGTCATCTGGGGATGGCACATCTGGACCAGGCGTCGGTTCAGGTAGTGGCTCCGGTTCCGGCTCGGGTGCCGGATCTGGTTTAGGCGTAGGCTGATCGCATATCAAGATTAGGCCCGCTCCGCTGGAGCCAGCTTTCTTCTTGAGGTACGAAGCCTTACCTACTGCTGACATCCAGTCCTCGCAGTTAGCTACTTCCCAGACGACCCGCTTGTGCGGACCGCGAGCTTGGTAGACGTCGATCTTGACGCCATTACGCTCATGGTTCGCTCGCACGTAGCCGCCGATCAGCTTACCTACGAATACGTTGAGCTCAGCTGGGTCGTCGGGCAGCGGCGAGACAGGTGGGCTCGGCTCTGGCGTAGGCACGTCATCGGGCTCGTCGGGTAGCGGAGCAGGGTCTGGCTGCGGTGCCGGTGCCGGCTCGTCCGGCGAGGGTTGCGGCACGTCATCCTCTTCGTCCCACGGCCACCAATTCTCGGCTGGGGCTGAAGCGAAACGCACTCGGGCTCTGGTACTGGTGGCTCCGCCATGACTACCATGGCTGCCCGCACTAGCGTGGGCTCGGTCTCTGAGCCTGCACTTACCGATGGCTCCTTCCGCTGTGACCACTAGGGCCAAAGCAGAGATCATCGATACTGCTATGATGAATTTTCGCACTGGAAAATCCTCGGGGTGTTTGTGGACGGGAACGGACGCTACTTCAACATCCCCTCGATCGCGTCGAGGACGGAGTTGAACGCAAACGCCAACATCGGGTTGATCTTCTCGAGGTGTGGCGTAGCGAACTCTTGCAGAGCGTTGATCGCTGCGACCAGAAGCTTCTTGAACGGCACTGGGATGTCCAGCGTTCCAAGATTCTCCAGACCCTTAACTAGGTCCTTGGCTTGAGTCTGCTCGTGCGAAGGCATTGCCTGCAAAATTCTCTCGGCTGCTTTCATTGGTGGATCACCTCCTTCGGTGGGTTAGTAAGGTCAAACTGAACTACTCGACTCGGTGAATCTATGTTCGCTACTGCATATCGGCGGCCATCGAACGCACTTAGGATGCGAACGGAAATAGCCACTGCTTTCTTCTTGCCGTCCTTGCACAGGATGATGCAGTTAATCTTGGTCACCTTGCCGCTGGACTTAGGGTCGGCCATGGACTTCACGTAAACTTCCCTGTGCTTGGCGATCAATGCTCCGTCGTCCATTAACGCCTCAACGCCTATCTCCTTCATCTCTTCCAGCGTCCAGCCGGTCAACCGCTCCAACGCTTTGTTCCACTCTATGACCTCATGGTCCTCGTCCATGATGCAGAGGCCATAGTTCGTATCGTCTAAGACGCACGACACTATCCGATAAAACTCTCGCTGCCTGACCCCTTCGACGTGCGACATGTAGGCTCCAAGCAGAGCCAAGATGCACGCCCCGCTCATCGCTACAAACGCCGCCACGCCTCTAATCTTTTGGGGGATCATTGCTGTCACTGATGGCCAATATTCTTCTAACGAGGTTAGTAATATCCCGCATCTTGATCGCACGGACACCCACCAGCATGCCGCAGGCGACGACCTTCCAGGGATTGTTCTTTCCTCCCAAGTATTCATACCCTACCATGCCGAGACCTGAGCCCAATCCCCCGTATAGTAATATGGTGCCGATGATCGTTCTGAACCGCAGTGGCTTGTCTTCCAGCAAGACCACGGCTAGCCCACTCAACGCGGCTGCTATGTAAGTAACCGCGAATGTTAATTCCGGCGACCATTCCATCACTCACTCTAGGGCTGATCTGTTGTAGGTCCAGCTATCCCACAGATAGTCAAGCAACTTGCCAATAATCCATCCGGCCAAGATCATCAAGATCAAGCTAAGCGTAATGAACCCTTTGACCTCCGGATCCTTGCTCACTTCGTGGACCAACCAACTTCGATCCTTGGCGTAGTCCTTGCCACCACCCACCACATAATCAGTCAGTTTCTCTTCTGCCACGGACACCATGGTCCGGCGTTCTGTTGGCGTCGTCGCCCGAGCTACTAGCCAGTCTTGGTCTAGCTTATCGCAGATCGCCGCTCGCTGGTTATCCGTTATGATTTTCACCAACCCACCCCGCAACTGAACCTAATGCCGAGCGAGGGTCCGTAGGAGTAAACTGGTTGGGAGTAGTACACAGACTGCGAGTAGTAGACCGGCTGCGAGTAGTACACAGGTTGCGAATACACAGGCTGCGAGTAGTAAACAGACTGTGAGTACGCAGGTTGTGAATAGTACGTCGATTGGGAATAGTAAGGCTGCGAGTACGTAGCTCCTCCGCCGCACCCTCCCGGACCGCACTGCGCGTAGCCCACGCTCGCCATGAAAGCCAACACCAACGCCACCGCTAATAGACATGCGAACCTCATGATCACCTCCTCAGTTACACGTAGCACACCCGGTCATCCCGCCAGTCGGCACAAATCCGCTGGCACGAACTGTTCTCCATCGCGACGCAGCAGTGGACTCTCGCATCCCCTTGGTGCCTCCGCCGCAGCTATGTCGCATCGGGTCGTCGTACTCCCCGCATTGATTGCACACTCGGAAGGCTGGGCCTTCGCATCGGTGGTTGCAGCTAGTGGGCCCACCGCAGATCGTACACATGCCGTTGTCCTGGTATCGATCCCCGCGACACCCAACGCAGCCGCCCAACAAAGCCTCACCCCGTAGTACCTCCGCTCGGCGTTCAGGGTTGTCCGGCAGGGCCTGCGCCTCAATGGCCTGCATGGCCACTGCGTCGCCGAACGGGTTGGCTTGGACGGTTACTTCCCCTGGACCTTGCATGCTGGCATACACGACCCTAGGGCCACTGCCAGAGTACAATGGGCTCTGCTTAACGTAGTACTGCGGAGCGGCGAGTTCGGCCACACCCGCGAACCGACCCTCGCCGCAGTCTCCGCAGCCAGGCCCCGTCCGAGGCTCTACGCTAATACCTATTTTGTTGTAGCTCCATATCGGAGCCGACTCGATCTTATTGATGAAGCTCTGTGCGTCATGCGACAGAAGACTGTTCAGGCTCTGCTTGTGGCCCCAGTCCGATGTCAGCAGTACGCAGTGCGGAACCATACGACAACCCCACTTAGCGATCTCTGCTTGACTCAGAGAGTCTCTGTCTATGATCCCGATGGCGTACTTCGAGCCTATCGCGTCTATGACCTCTCGGCTGAGCAGCACCTCCCGCTTGAACTTCTGACACGGAGCGCACCACGACGCCGTGAAGTAGAGAATCACATTCTTATTCTCGCGGGCAGCCCAGGACTTTGTAGTCGCGATCGAGTTTGTATATGTCAATACCTTCGAGTCGTCGGTAGCCTCGACCTGCTCTTCCACCCTGGGCTTCGGCTTCGGCGTGTGCTCGGGGCAGTCCTTGCATGCACACTTGCCCTTCTCGCAGGTACAGACCCCAGTGTTTGCGCAGTCGCAGTACTGTGGCGACATGTCCGACGCACCCCAGTCCCGCTCCAAGTTTGTGACGCGACGCTCCAGCGCAGTCAGCCCATCATGGTACTTCCGGTGCTCTACTTCCATAGTGGTCAGCCGGTGGTTCAGCTGGGCGAAGTGATCGCCGATCGCCATCTTGCCATCGCCACCACAGACGCGGCACTGTGTGAGCCCATCCCCGCTGCGGCCAGTGCCGTTGCAGTTAGCGCATACGTCGCCTGGTTGCGGCGTTGGGATATCTGGTCCTGGGATAGGCGACCCTATCTCGACCGTATTGCCAACGGCGTCCGCTGCGTTTGCTTTGCCACGCTCTACCTCGAACTGCGCTAATGCTGCATCCCCGAGGAGACCGCATAGCAAGAACATGTAGATGATCTTCATGCTAAACAATCCCTTGTGTGTCGAAGTCGTACAACTCCTGAGTGAAACCCTTGATCGGCGAGAAGGCGTACGAGTCCTGCTCTCCGAGTTGCTTGTCAACGTCATCCTGGTGCGTTCTCCACGAGCACCCCATGACTGCTTGATCGTTAATCTTTGGGTACGGTCCGCTCACGGACTGACCCCACGAGTTGAATTGGTACAAGTATCCTACGCCAGACTCTGTCCAGCCCACGCCGAGGTACACCATCTGGTGCGGCCAGCTGCCGTTGCGACGAATGAAGCCTTCGCTGTCTCGATCGCCCTCGTATCCTACTCCGCTCGCGACAGTCACTGGGCAGCCGGCACTGATCGCCGCAGCCGCCTCGTCGAAGCTCCGCACGAGCGTAACGTCCATCACTGGGTACTGCCGAGCGATGTCGTCTAGTTTGTTCTTGTCTTGCTGCCCTCCGCAGCCGTAGTAGCCCCACTCTTTTGCTTTACGCTGATCGTAGCGAGTCAGGTCGTGCTCCGCGACTCCGGTCTCCTTCGAGTAGTCCTTGCGTAGCAGCACACCGTACTTGCTGACCCAGTCGGCAGCCCAAGAGCCAGCCGCCCCATCTGAGTTATAGTCCATCTGAGGACCGCCATGCACTTCTACTCGGCAGCCTCCGTAGATTGCTTCCGTCGCCGCTCGACCAGGCCAGGTGATCTCGCCCTTGGCCGCCATGTTCCATAACAAACACGTACACGCTAACTCGGCACCCCACGACACGCAGTCGCCGATGCCTTGTGCTTCCCGCTTCCAGCTGGGGTCTACTCTGTCCTTCGCTTCCCAGAGGCGAACCTCTGTCCCTCGCTTCAGTTGGCGCACCATCCGATCAGGGACGTGCTTGACTGCCATCTGAGCCTGGAAGAACTCTTGGTAGTGTCGGTCGGGGATCCGACCAAATAGCTGCTTCGTCATAGCGCCTTCGCATACCCAGCGTTGATTTGTCTTCGTCCCAGCGTCGTCTTGTATGGTTCGACTAACGCGTCCGCGAGCACTCGCTCTAGTGTAAGTAGCCTAGACACGTTGGCCACTTCCTTCCCTCGCCCTCGCGTGGTGAAAGCTGCGTCTAGGTTTATGATCAAGGTGCAGTCCTGGCCGTTGGCCATGCGTTGTAAGTTGTTTCGGGATACCTTGCCGCCCCGCTGGTCGAGCTCGGGAGCCCAACACCCGCGAGGGTTGGTCGGGTCGTTGAGGTCTACGAGCCTCACGGATATCGTGAACGTCACCCGTTCGTTGCGTACTGGCGAGCCATCTACTTTCGCTCCGGGAGCACTGAGGGTTAGCGTGGTTTGAAAGATGAACGTATCACCGTCGTGCACCGAGATAATCTTCCCCGGCACTCGCAGCTGAGCTCCGTAGCACACCGCGTTCAGCACCAATAGGATCTTCAGCACCAGCAGCATGAAGTAGCCGCGTTTGGTGAGCCCTATCTTCATAACGTCCGAAGCCCTTCTGCTACTTCTCGGAACATGGCAGCCGCCGACGCTCGGCGAGCATCATCGAGTTGCCCTGGGTCTTTCAGTCGTCGTACGCTCATCTCTTGAGAGATGAGCACTTCGGTGCGAGGAAATCTGGTGGACAATGGGGTGGTGTTCGCAAGAAAGCGATGTCGTTGTAACCGAGCAAACGCCTTCCCCAGCCCGTTCGCCGTTTGTATCCGCTCTTCCTGAGTGCCATTGTACACCAGCGACTCAGCCATCTGAGCATACATGGCAGCCAGGATGGATGCTTCGTCCGAGGTGCAGCCTTCGCTCTTGAATGAGGAGGCAACTGTCGCGGAAAACGAGGTCGGCGTAGGAACTGGGGTCGGCGTAGGCGTCGGCGGTCCTGGAGGTAATGGACCAGGCGAGGGTACGCTACGGAGGAACAGCCACACTGCTCCACCGACGAGCACTGCCGTCATCAACATCACAAAGAGCATCCCAACGCAACCTATCGCCAGCGTGGAATTCTCGATCTTTCGGGGCTCGGTCATGGGCGAGCTACTAGCTCCTTGAACTTCCGGTCCACGAAGTCTACGACTCGTTGGCGGACCTGGTTTTTGAATAACTCGTCCGTGTAAGCCGGACCCCAAAAGTTAACATCCGTCAACAACTCATCCGCAAAGTGGTGGGCAAGAATCTGGCATATGCGGTTGATGTCTTGCGCGTCACCACCTTCGGAAGTATACACTGCGACGAGGAGCCGAGGCATTCGTCGCAGATCAATTGTCCTCGCTGCCTTGTCAAGCAGTTCAGACAATTCGCCGTCCAATCCGTTTGTGAGCGGAACGGATTGAACGGTTAGCTGGGGCGGGTATCCGCGTCCACCTCGTCGATCTGGTCGGCTTCGCCGAGGTCCTGCGGTGCCGGCGTCGGCGGACTGTAATTGTCCACCTGCACGTAGCTCTCCGCGAACGGATCGGTGACCGTACCATCCGAGTACGTGTACCGAGCTTCGCGACCTACGGTCTTATCGACCTCGGCCCAAAACTCTGGCAACGGCGGTTGCTCTTCCCCGGTCGTCGGATCGAACGCGACTTCGGTCCAGGGCAGGATCTCCACCCCGTCTTCCGTCACGCGAAGCTCTTGCTTCACCACTCGCAACCCGTTAGGGTCGTTCGGCACTGGCACGGGAGCCATGTGCTGGCGGTTCTTGATGAAATGCGCCATGCCTTCAGTCCTTTCGTCTATTGCCTCGGTCGGCCCGAGTCGCCGTGGCGGTCGCCCGCCCAAAGTAAGGTGCGTAAGTAACTCGCGAATCTCGTTGATCGCCTCGGATTGGTCTCGGAGCTCTCGCAGGATTCTAAGTTCTTGTCCCATAGTAATAACGTTTAGTCGCCGAGCGGCGATCTGTCTAAATTAAATATCATCGGGACCTTCAGAGAACTGCTCCGCCTGCGTAACAGGCACGTTGAGTTTCTCCAACATGGCTTGGATGTCCACCTGCCCAGCGATCTGCTCACCGAAGACTGGATCCGTCATCAGGGCAGTGAAGATCGTGGAGAACAACGCTCGGTCATCTGGCGACAACTTACCCAAGAGCAACCGGCACGCTCCCGGCTTGCCCCAGTTACTGCGGTTGAACGGCTCGAGAATATGCGTCGTCACTGCCTGCGTGATCCGCTTGTGCCGCTCAAGGTTAATAATGATCGCTACGTCGGCATGGGCCTCCGCCTCCGCCTTTGTCCCGAACGTGCCCTCGGTCGTGGCTCGCTCGGGGATGCCGAACGCTCGCAGCTTCAGGGCATCGAGGTACTTGAGGCGTACCACGAAGCTCGGCTGCAAGCCACCACCGTCGGTCACCCGCTCCATCTTCCAGGCGGACTCGGCAATCTCTCCGGTCTCTGGGTCGGTGTCCACTGGCGTGGCCCCATAGCCTGCTGATTTGTACGCTTCGCCCAGCCGCCTAGCCAGTTCGGCGTGGTCGATCTTGGGCCCACCGTCCGTAATCGCCGTCGAACCGACTGGGTACTGGATCCAAGTGAAACCACCCGCGACCTTATCGTCGTATCGTTGAGCACCCGAATCGCACGCGTTCCACTTCTGCCAACTCTCTTGCGGGACTCGAAGCAACGGATCACCTAGATCCCCGTAGCCCTCGTCGTCGAAGTTCACCCACAACACATGGTCCTTGTCGATTATCTCCTTCTTGCCGTTGCGGTCCGTGTTCTCGACGCCGAGGAAGTCACCGGTCTTATCGTCTACCAGGATATCGGTCAGGCAGGTCCGCAAGGACTTAATCCCAGTGAGCACCTGACGACGAGACTTGCCGCCCTTGAAGTCCACATCCTCGATGTCGTACCGCGTCTCGAAGGATCGCCACCCGTCCTTGAGCAGTCCCCTGAAAGAGGATCTGATAATGTACTCCTTGTACGGTTCCAGCTGGGCCCAAGTGAAGTCGCAGATGTCTGCGTCTTGCCCCTCGATGGTCCAGGGTTGCTGCATCAGCATAGCGACGATCACGTCCACCGCGAGTTTGATCGTCGGGTCGCGGAGCATGAGATTGAAGTCTCTGTCCGAGAGCCGAGCGGTATGCGGCAGTGTGGCACCGCCTACGCCACGGCCACCCCAGCCGTTGCTGCTGACGACCACTTGTCTGCCGGACTTGAATTCCTTGGCCATCGTTCACCTAGTTTCCGATAACTACCAGTCGGTTGCCGCTGAGGTCCACTGGTATGGGGAAGTACTTGTAGATTGGGTAACCGAGTGCGTCGGTCGCGTGCCCGCTGTCGTGCCTTTGCCCTGGTTCAGCCGGCACCGGGTTGCCGTAAGGATCCAGAGCTCGGTTCTCCAGATCGTCTATGAGGTGCGTCACTCGGTGATCGATCCAGAGCCTAGTCTCGCCTTTGGCGTTGCGGAGCATAGCGTTGACCGAGGCCACGCGGTCCTGCACGCCTGGATTGCTCTTGTCGTAGCGGACCCTAGCATTGAACCGCGTATCGCTGAGTATTTGTCGGTAGTCTGTCTTGCTCGCTGCCGTCTTGCGAGCTCGGCTGGATGCGTCACCAGTGAATAACCAGCCGCCCTTGTGCGTGGTGCCGTATCTGTTCCATAGGTGGTCGAGCGTCTCTTGCGTCGTAGTGTTCCGAAGCCAAATCTCATCAAAGACTTCTACTCCTCGCCCCGCTGGGGTATCGACGAACTGCATCAGCACCCACGCCATCGGATCGACGTTGAAGTCGCTGCCCACCAGGATCAGCTTCCTCGGGTCGTAGGTGCAGGCTTTCTTATTGTGCGGACCGAACGCGTAGTAGCACTTGCCTCCCGCGTCTACCCAGTTGCCACCTATTTGTTCGTTAAAATCTTTTGTATCAAGCTGAGCTCGGAGAGCCTCGATTTCCGCCGGGTCAGCAACGTCCCACGATGGCCAGGTGTAAGACTCGTACCCACCCTCTCCGCGTAGGCCCATCTCGTAGGCTTGCTTGAACTCGCGGGCACCAGGTCCAAAACGCTTAGGTACTCCGATTCGCCAACACCAACCTTGACGAGCAGCAAGTGCTGGCCGGATGCTGCGGTCATACACGCCAGGCCTTTGATCACTAGACTCATCGATCACACCTCCGTCCCACTCTGCTCCCTCGACACGAGCCGGTTTGTCGAGGCCCACTACGTACAGCTTGCTCCCAAAGATAGTCTCTATCTCCATGCGAGACTCGGATGGCGGTTTGGCGAGCCACTCTTTTGGGACTAAGTTTAATATCTGGTCCCACGCCACTAAACGAGCTTGCGCATATGTAGGTAAAGCAAAGAAATACTTCGGGTCGGGCCATGGCTTCTCCACTGGCAAGTACGCCACTATCCTTCGTCGCGACATAGTGGTCTTGCCGCTGAACCGACCGCAGCACAACACCACCGTTCGGGACTGGCTACGCCATGCCCGCGACTGCTTGGCGTGCGGCCGGAGTCGTTCCCATTGCCTTGCTGGTAGTAGAGCCTTCGCCGCCATCAGTCCTCAAAGCCACCTGGATTGATGTCCTCTTCGCCCATGCTCGTGAACAAGAATATCTCATGGGCGTCGGTGTCTCGCGAGCCAGGAGCAAAGGTCTCTAAGGTATGCCCAGCCGCGTGCCGGAACATCCGAGTGCCGTCGTCCTCCCTGCCTTCTTCCGCGAAGCCCAGCTTCTTGAACTTCTTGAGGGACTTATTAAACTCGGTTACGCTCGTGCCCTTCCACGTGGAGCCATCTGCGGAGTGCTTGGCTCCCTTCGGCATGGCCGCATGCAGCTGCTTCGTAGTGGGCCCGTCTACTGCTCCTGCTCCGCCGCCCTCGCCTCCGCAGGAGTTGTCGATCCCTCCGCCTTTGCCCGTAGCACAAAAGCCCAGCTTCAGCGTCTCCGGTGCTCCGTACCCAGGGTCACCAGGGAACAACCACTTAACTTTCTTGCTCATGCGACCTCCACTTCAGGAACAGAATCCAGCATCGCCGTCACAGCTTTGTTCAGCCGCTCCGGAGTAAGTTGTGTCTTCGCCACTGCGTCCACAGTCAACAACTTCTGTCGCAGATCCTTGGCCAGATCTATAACGAAGTCATCCGGCGAGACGCCCATCTTCAGCAGCTGCAATCCGTGACCGTCGTGCCGCAGCTTGTGGTCGATTAGCTCGCATGTCTCGGTGACCAGAGCATGCACTATGCTCACGTCTACCGAGCGACCAGACTCCTCGACCCGCTTGGCCGCTACTGTCATGTCGCGCACTTGGTTCAGGCTCTCGATCAAGTACTGCGTAGCGAAGTGCATGATCCGCATTCGCTGCTCAGTGTTCGTGACTGTCTTCGCATGCTCGCTGGCCGCCTCGTACTGAGCAGCCGCTCGCCCACAGATGTCGTGCATCATAGTGAGCTCATCCCGCAAGGATAGTATGTCCCTGGCGTGCCGCTGAAGAGTATCCAGCCGCTCGCGGAAGGCTTCGCTCAAGTATGATGCGTAACGACTCACCGCTTCCTCCAAGACCTACGCCATTGCTTCAGCTTACGCTTCAGCTTCGCCTTCCGACGATCGCACCCGCACCAGCTTCGCTTCTTGCGGTTCTTACGCTTAGCCATCTACCACCGCAGCAATGGAGCTATCTGTTTCTTCCAGTGTTCCCTATTTGCGTCACAAATCTCTGCAAGCGCGTCCACTGGCAGTGACCAGTCAACGCCTGACTCCTCAAGCAGCCAACGCATCGCAATCTCTGCATCGATTTTCGATCCGTAGCCGATCATAACTGCTAGCTCTACGTTGCGACTCCACTTTGCCTTAGGAGCGGCGACTAACCATGCTGGCGGGTGGTCCAAATCGCACAACGTTCCACACGACACTCTTAGCCGTAGCTGTTGCATAACATCGCTGCTACAAATCCGCCCATGATCGCCGCCCCGACGAGGAGCAGCAGTAGGGCGAACCACTTTGCGTCACTTGGTTTTCTTTCGTCCGGCACTGGGTCCTCGCTTCCCTAGCTTCGTGATCTGTAGGTCGCTGCCTTTGACCACGAATCTGTTTGGCTTCTTGGCTTTCTTCTTTTTGCTCATAGTAGTGTCACCTGTACGAAATTGGTACCGTCCTCTTGGTATGTTCCCGTCACCTTGAACTGACTGCCACGAGGCAGCAAGACCTCCGCCTCGCCCCAGTCTAGGAACAAGGCTCGTTTGCCCTTGGGCACGGTAATCTGCATCCGGATCGTCTTTCCGAACTGCTTGGCTACACCCGGATCTAGCGTCGTGCTCGTGTATCCATGGTCCACGAACTGATCGCCTGGCTTCAGTTTCGAGAACACGCTCAGCCCACCGTCGTCAATGCCTCGCACCACTTTGATCTCAGAGCTCAGTGGCGGGGCTTTCGCAAACGCTTTGTCCAGCTTGTTGATCTCGGTGTCCACCCCAATGCCCAAGTAGTCCTTGGGCTGTGGCTTCTCCCATGTCTCCAACTTTGATTTTCGAAGGTACTCGTTCATCTGTTCATGGCCGTCCTCCGAGTACCAACTGACCGCATCATCCACGGAGCTTGTCTTGGTGTACCTCTTCTGCTCCTGAATTAGCTCCTTGCAGCACGGATGGAATCCCTTGTCGAACGTGCCGACCTTTGCTTTCTCCTTCGGCGGCTCGTCGTCGGCGATCACCTGCTTGCTCTTAAAGTCGATCTCGCGGTTAATCTCCGCTCGGAGTTTCTTCAGCGAGCTCAGCGTCTCTCCCTCGACCGCCTCGCCTGCCTTGACCTTCTTGATCTTGGCCTTGACTGCGTCGCGGTCCGCTTCCAGCTTGGCTATTTCCTTCAGCAGCTTCGTCGAACCTTTGGCTGCACCCGCGACAGCCTTCGCTGCCTTCGGTCCGCCCTTCCCGCACGTGGGGTCAACGCCACCGCCTTTACCAGTTGGGCAGAACGCGAGCTCCAACCCTTCCGGCAGCACCACCGTAGCGTCACGAGCCACGAGGTCCTCCTCGGCGAGGGACACGATCTCGATGTCCTGCATCTGGAACTTGTCTCGGCTTAGTATCTCGTCGATGCTTAATTCTTTCATATCTCCCCGCGTCTCTCTGGCCAACGCCAGCATCTCGGTGCCTAGCTGACCAGCTGGCAGTCCTACGTAATGATCCGGCAATACTTCCGCGTCTATGACTGTGACCACTCCGTGCCCTGGGTGATTAATCTCGTACTTCGCCAACACCTTCATCTTCGTGTCCCGAGGCAACAAGAACTCCCGCTCGTAGCCCGAGCCTGGCCCGCCATCCACACTGACATAAGCACCGCGATTGCCCTTCGGCACCTTAAGATTTATCTTCGTGGCTCCGTTGCCGTACCCAGGTTCTTTCTTCGTGGCGATCGATGTGCTCACGTACCCGCGCTCTAAGAACACATCGCCGACCTCCAGCTTTCCTACGACGTTGCCCATCTTACCCGCGTTGCGATGCAGCAGCAAGTCCTCTTTCAGTGGTGGCGATTTGCGAAGAGCCTCATCAATCCGGATCACCCTGTCGAGGACGTCCGCCTTGACTACGTTGTGTCGTAGGTTGCCGTTAATAGTTTTGTAGCCCGACGAGCAGTAGCTGCCAAGCGCTTGCCGCTCTTGGAGAGTCAGGTTCTTCACCCACTCACTGTAGTTCTCTTTTGCCCATTCCTGATGTCCGCCATCTTTGAAGTTCTTCGGGCCACCAGGCAGGTACGAGCCATCTTCCGCGATGTAATGTGAGATCCCCTTGAGTGGCTTGGCCGGACTCGGCGGTGGCGGGGTCGGTGCTACTGGTGTCAAACCTTTCGGAGCAGACGGTGGTGGTGGTAGCGGAGGCTTGCCGATAAACTGCGAAGTCGTGCCAGGCTTGCTCGTGACGACGCCCATCAGTTTGTCGCTGGCCTGCTTCTCGAAGGCTTTAGCTTTCGCGTTGAGCAGCTTACGCTGCTTCTTCAGGGCACTCAACCCCTTCGTGGTGCCCGTAGCTTTGATTGCCGCGATCTTGGCCGCCACTCCCTTGGCTTCCGCCTTTGCCACCTTCGCCGACAGACGCAACGCATCTACTTCAGCCTTGAGCTCGGGCGTCATGGCGACGGAGTTTAACCCACCGCTGCCTCCGCGTCCGCCTCCCGGCGAGCAGCTATTGTCGATGCCTCCGCCTTTGCCCGTAGGACAGAACGCCAAGGACAGACCCACAGGCAAGTACGAGAACTCGATGCCGTGCTCGGCGTCCTTCATAGCCGCGTTGATTACTTCCTCCACCTGGTCCTCGGGGAACTCGTCCGCGAACTCTGCCTGCCCAGTCATGATCCCAGTGAAGTGGACCCACGAGTTGCCGTCCTCGTCCTCGCCAGTGCCGCGTGCCTGGAAGCGTAACCGCGTCTCTTCCTGATCGACGCCCAATAACTTTTGTGTCACGTCGAAGTGCGTAGCCTTGAACGCATCCCACGTGTATAGGTTGCCCTCGTTATCGACCATGCCCCTGAGCGTATCGACCGTACCGCCCTCGGTCAACCCCGCGTCGAACTTGGCTCGGATCTTGGCGAGCACTTGCGACATACTCGGGTTGACGTGGATCTTGACCTCTTGGCCGTTGTCGAGCTCGATCGTCTCGTGGCCGGAGGATGCCTTCCCGCAGGTAGGATCGATGCCACCGCCTTTACCAGTAGCACAAAACGCGAGCTCCAGCCCAGCAGGCAAGAAGCTTAGGGCGAGCTCCTTCGCCTCCTCGACGAGGTTCTTGTACCGCTGGGTCAGCGTAGTAATCACTGCGTCCGGCACTACGTCCCCAAGCAAGTACGTCAATCTAGCATGCGGGTCTGCCCCCATCCGAGACCGGAGCGTGTTGATTTGTGCAGCCAGATCCTTGTCTGACAGGCTGCCAAACACTTGGTGGGCGGATGCGTTGCTTCCGCCATGCCGCATGCTATCGAGCTCGCCCACTGAATTTCCGAAAGCCTTGCCCTTCGGCGAGCCCATTGCTCGAAACGCTAGGGCTCCTCCGTTGTCCAACCGGAGCACTTTGCCACTACTGGTCACGCCGATGTTGTCGTGTTCCAGCCCTGCGACATCCCAGTTCGCCAGCCACGCATCGACCACGAAGTTCTTGGATACTTCCTCTATTGCCTTCTGGCGAGTGTAACCTTGTAGGTCTCCGAGGGTCTTGACCTTCTCGAACTTGTTGAACACCGCAGCCTTGCCCTCGTACTCGCCGAGCTTCGTCTCGGGCACGGAGCCAGGGGCGAACGCTTCGTAGAGCTTGTTCGCCGCGTACTCGTTCTTGACGTTCGCTTCCTTGCCTCCGTAGGTCTTCATCACGTAGTCGCCATCGCCTTCGATGCGGACCTTCTTGGCTCCGGTGCTGCCGCCTATGTTCGAGTCCAGGACCTTAATCTTGCCTACAGCCTCGGGCACGTCCGCTCCGCTAGCGATCTTGGCATCGGCTATCTGCTTGTTCAGCTTCGCTCGCAGCTTCTTCGTTGCCGCTGTGACACCACCCGCTGCTCGCTCCTTCGCTACCTGCGCCATGAGGTTCGCTTGCTGCACGTAGAGCGAAGCTAGCTGACCGGAGCCTCCGGAGGACGACGAGCAACTGTTGTCGATTCCGCCGCCTTTACCCGTAGGACAGAACGCGAGCATCAACCCTTCGGGCATCGGGGAGTCTAGCTCGATGCTCGCCGCTACCTGACCAGTACTTACGCTCTCTCGCTTGCCGAGCGTAGCATACATGAACTCCTCTATCTCCGGCAGCAGCCGCTTGCCGCTGGTGCCGTAGTTCGGGTGCGTTATGGCAGCGAACGACTCAGCGTAGTACTCCTTAATGTTGCTCGTTCCGTACTCGGTGAGAGTCTTGGCCGCGTCTTTGCTCTTCTTCCACCGCTTCTGATGGGCCTCGTCTTTGCAGAGCTTCATCTTCTTGCCCACTATATCCAGGAACTCGCTGCGTTGCTGCTGCGAGAGTGCCTTGTACCAAATCCGATGCCCGAACTCATGCCTGATGACACTCTGCATCCTGCCACCGCCGATCGTCCAGTGACCGGCTCCTACCCCTGGCGTCGGGGTTTCGGCAATTGGCAAATGCGACATCACCCCGATGTTGTTGTTCAGAGCCCAGTAGGTGCCGATCGCCGAGCCACCGTTCACGCCATGCCCAGCTTGGCCACTGGACTTCACGTCCGTTACGCGGAACTCGTTTGCTTGGAACGAAAACGTGTGGACCTTGATCTCGCCCTTCAGATGCTTGTCCACTAACTCGAACTCGTTCGCCGCTCTGTTGATCTCGTTGGCGTAGACCTGAGCTACTTCGACTATGCGAGACTTGTCTACGCTGCCGCCCTTGGTGAGCGTAGTAGACAACTCGTCCTTGAGGTACTTACTCGCTTCCGCCATCGAGTTGAACTCAACTGCTTCGGGGCGAGTGCCCTTGGCTCCGAAGGATTTCTTCGGTCCGGCAGGCGGAGCAGGTGGTGCGTCCGGCGGCGAGGCAGGCTTGGGCGGAGCAGGCTTCTTGCCCTTCGGCGGAGTCTTCGGTGGCAGAGGCTTGCCGGCGAGCTTCGCTTCGAGCTCTGCGATCTTGCTGTTAATCTGTGAGCGTAGCTTCTTCGTGGCACTAGTCGCGACACCCTTCGGCGAGAGCTTCCGCTCCTCGGCTGCCTTCTTCTGGATCTCTTCCCGCTTCGCGTAGAGCTCGGTGAGCTCCTTCTGTATCGCGAAGGCATCGCCGTCCCCAGCACTCGCCGCCGAGCCTCCCGGCGAGCACGTAGGATCTATGCCTCCGCCTTTGCCAGTCGGACAGAATGCGAGCTCTAGTCCAGCAGGTAGCATCTATTCTTCCTCGCGGCGACGATCCAACAACGCTTCGTCAGATAGATCCGGGTCTAGCTGAAACGTAATCGGCTCTTCCTCTTGGTAGTCCACTTGTGACGGATCCGGCTCGAGGTGCAGATCATGCCCATCGCAGATCTCTTCCGGTATCCCCTCGGGGAACGCACCGCACACGTGGACCTCACTGGCCTCTGTCCCGTCCGGCTGCTCGACGCCCTCGTAGTGTATGCAGCCCCGTACCCAGCATCTGCATTTAGCCAACATCTACCTATTCCTTCTGCCTAGTCGCACCACGACCCACACCACCGCTATCGCAGTGATGGCGAGCAGCGAGACAATAACTACTCCCGACCCATCGAACGCTTCCAACAAGTTTGTCAACATATGATCTACCAAACGAAGTGCGCGACCCATGCTACGAAGCGCTTCATGATCCGCTGAACCTTGGCCCATAAGGATTGTCGTAGCATGCCGTACTTGTGAGTAAGTTCTTCGCGAGACTTATCAGAGCAGTACCAGTCGTGGATCAACTCGTACTCTTCCTCGCTTAAGAGAGCTTGGAGCTCCTCGATGCTCATGGGCACATCACCAGTAACGTTTAGTGCCGGCACTTGGATATGTCTAAAATCTTCTCCCTCTAATATGGGCACCTCCTTCTTGGCCTTCTTGTACCGAACGAATGCGTTCCGTAACGCGGTCATGGCGTATGTTGAAAACGAGCCTCGGGACTCGTCGTGATTCTTCTCGCAGTCCTGGAGCACTTGCAGACCGAGCTCGGCGACGAGGTCGGGATCGACGCCCACTCGCTTAGCTATCCGCTCGACAAGTTTGAGGTGGTTCCAGATGTCTGACACATGGGCCTCGTTGCACTACTCACGTGCCAAAACGCAGAACGCGCGTTGGAAAAAATAATCTCATCCTACAATCTCATCTTAAAGTTCTAGCAACCTGCCCGCTGAGCCCCCTACCTCACTCCGGACTAAGAGGGAAGATCAAAATACAGCATGAATTACAGGAAAACTCAAAAGGGTGGATGCGGGTGTGTGGACTGGGATGACGGTCCCACGCCCCACCCAGTCCGCTCAAGAGCATCCACCGGCCCAGCCTTCCCCTTGACTCCCTGGCCCGCCCTGGCCTCGCCCATCCACGTCCGCCTTGAGGGGCCCACCTCAGCGGGGCGACTCGCCCGCACCTGTTGTCCCCACTTAGTGAGGCCGCTTACCCTTATATTCATGCTGAAACCTGCGTTATGTCCGGCCAGCCATCCTGAGACCCACCCTGACCATCTTTGTCCGACCACCCCAGGCCCTGACCGACGCCCTGACCGAAAAGTTCCTATTTCGCAACCCTCACGGCTCCGTTTTACTTTGCTCACTTGGCTCATCCACGTAGTGCTTGCTCAAATCTCCACACCAGTTCTTGGGAGCGTTCGGGTCGTGCCAATCATCCTCGTCGAGCTCGCTCACACTATCGAGCTCCGCAGCTGCTTGAGCTAGTTGCTCCTTCGCCCATGCCTCGCCCGCTGCTCTGAACCTGTCGAGCTCCGCTGCCTCGGCGAGCAACTCCCGGTGCCTCTGCTTGAGCCTGCGTAGATGCCTCGGCGAGTACTTCTGGGCAGCATCGTAACCAACCGTGCCTATCACTCGTTCGTTGGCCTCGACCTCTTGGATCTCCAAATCTCTCCACTTCCACTTATCGGCATGGGCACTCACCTCAACTAGCTGCCGATGCAGATCCTCACCGACCATCGGGAACCACTGAGTAGCGTACGGACGCTTCGTGCCTGGCCCTGAGTAGTACAGCTTCATCCGCGTATTGGTAGTGTCCACCATGCAGATCCAGGCGTAGTGCCCGCCTGCGTGCAGCTTGCGTCGGTTGTTATCGTTCCACTTGCGGCGTAGCGGGTCCTTGCCCTTGAACTCCTGGAAGCGTAACCAGCCGCTCCAGAACGCTCGGTCCTCTGTCGCAGGGATGTGGCCCAACAAGTAGTGACCAGTCACCCAGTCGGCGTAGCCGCCTAGGTCAGAGATCATGCCCTTGCCGATCTTCGTGGCGTAGTTCTTAGCCTGCTTCTTCTCTGGCTGCTCCTCTAGCTCTGCGTTGATCGCTCGCTCGATCTCGAACAAATCCACGTACGTCTTCGCCCACTTGGCTCTTGGGTTGACGATCTTCGCCTCGATGGCTGCCAGCACATCCCGGCTGGCTCGAATACGCACAGCCAGTCTGATAGTGTTGGTCAGCGTCACCTCCTTGCCCTTGCTCAAGAACGTGACCATCGGGTACTTGGTCCGCAGCCGCTGCATCTCCGCTAGGTAGTTCTTTTCGTCCATCACATACCCCACTTCTTAGGGAACACAAAGTCGTCGGGCCACCGCATCCGCCCGAGGGGACTAGGCTTGTACGTCTGCTTAGGTCTGGTCAGAGGCTTGCGGTTGCCTCGTCCCGTCGAGTTGAGCTCCGGCTTGGTCATGCGTAGATACTTGTCGTACTCGCAGTAGAGATTCTGGACGTCCATCAGGGACAGTGGGTGTCCAGGCAAGACTGGGAACCGATACGCGTGCTGCCCCTCGACGGTCTTCTCCAACGCTTCGAGTATAGCGTCGTCGTCCCTAAAATGGCAACCACAAACTTTGGCAACGCCACGTCGGCAGCCCGGACCAGGCATGACGAAGTCGTTCTCGTCGAACTGGAAGAGCTCGGAGTAGTTCAGGTCTGTCGCAAACTGCATCGCGAAGAATGGCCCTAGCATCTTGGTCTGCCACAGCCGCGTGTACAACTGCTCGTACGTCGGCGACTCCAAGATGTACTTGGCTCGTGTCACTACGTCGTCGATCATCCGCAGGTAGTTGCGGTACTTGTCCGTAAACCCGTACGAGCTCTGCCCGCTGGCGTATCTGTACGCGGGAGCAAACAGCTTATAACCGCCCTCGTGCTGCTTGAGAACCACATCGTAGTCCTCGCACCAGCCTCGGTAGTGGAACGGCTCGTGGCCGAGGGCATCGAGCAGGAACTCCCACGTGCTGATCTTGTTGAACGTCTTGAAGAGCAGTATGCGAAACAGTTCGTCCTTGGCGAACTCCGCCCAGCCGATCACGTGCTTGATCAGGTACTGCGATACCCTGTCCATCGCTCGATAGCAGTTGGTGAATCTGTACGTCTGCAGCACCGGGTCGTCGGTAGTGCTCGTATAGAAGAGCTCTTGCCGCTTGATGGCGAACGCCCAAAACCCGTCGTATAGCTCTACACTCATCAGTTAAACCCTTCGTCTACGGTGGCGTGTCGGAGCACTTCTAACTCCGGGTGATTGAGCTTAGGTGGCATGGCACCTTCTTCCCTGTCCAGATGCTGCTGGATCTCGGCAGCTTTCTGATCTTCCCGCCACTTATCATGATGCTCCATGTGGTTGCCGATAGCTTCCTCGTAGGCGTGTATTTTCTGATAGGCCAAGCCCATAGACTTCTGTAAGTCGCTCACGTCCCACCGAAGAGCCTCCGCCCGTTTAGTGTTGAGCTCCGTGTGCTCGGCTAGTTTCTCCACAGCGATGGCCAGCCGGGTCATGCTACGCTGTTGCTGAAGATCTGTCCACGCGTTACAGGCTCCCAGCGCAGCTACTATCGCTAGCCCCACTGATGTGCCTATTGACCTTACTGGAGAAGCCACCGAATGGCCTCGCTCCATATCCCATGTTGCCATGCTGTAGCTCCTCTAGCCTAAGGGTGCAGTAGCCAATAGATTACTTCCTTCCACGTGCGGTGCTCTAGTACCACGCCCCCGAGGTAGTCCTCTAGCTGGAGCGTAGTGCCGTCCTCGCTGAAGCGACCGACGTACACGGCTGCCCCGCGCTCGGTCAGCCGCTTAATAACGCTCAGCTGGTCCGGCCGCAGTCGGCCATTCCATGCCTTGAGCTCCAGGAACGTCACCTTGGATGGCGAGACGATCAGTCGGTCCGGCCACCCGCTGGGAGCGTAGCGGTTGCCCACGCAGGGGTAGACTAGTGCTCCCGCGTACTCCAACGCTTTGCTGAACCGACGGGTGTACTCGCTCTCGGTCTTATTTTGTTTCGTCGGCACGGACCCACCTCTCCTCCGTGATAGATCCAGTCTTGAGCTCCTGCTTGATCCACGTCTCCTCGGCTCGGTTGGTCATGCGCACTATGATCTTGCGACGACGCGGCGTCTCGAAGACGAGCTTGATCTCGTCGTCGTGGTACTCCTTGCGGATGTCGGCTGGCAAGCTGTGTATGGGTATACTATGTGCCATGGTGCTCACTACCTCCCTTAAGTCGGTCGAACAGAATAGTAACGGACTCGATGGTCGGGTCCCTACGGACTTTGATCTTCGTGCCACCGGCCACGAGCTCGAACGCTTGCTGCCGTGTAGCATTCAAGCACAACCCGTTGCCCAGCGGCACCAGCACATCGCCGACGGCGACCGTCACCCCAGGTGGCAGAGTGGTTGAGGCCAGGCTAGTCACGACGTAGGCGTCGTACGGTGGCCCCACCTCGACCTCTATCTCCGGCTCGGTGTACGTGCGGTTGATCAGGATCTTGCCCATGGCGTCTTCCTCCTTGTTAGGTGGCTTAATTTTCATGGCGAGGCTGGACTCCAGCGCTTCCATAAAGCTAGGGGTGTACTGCGGGTTATGCTGCCAACCATCGAGCCTCACGATACGGCCAGGCAATATGATCCGCCCAGCGATGTCCTCGATAGTGCCGAGGTACACATAGTCCTCCGGCTCATCCCGTTTCCGGATATACCGTTCAGCGTGGGCAAAGTTACGAGCCAAGAGGTACCGCATACTCCACCACGTATTCTTCGAGCCATGGCCGCTTCTTCCGCCATCGCTCTGGGGCTGGTTCGTCTGTCGCCATGAGTATTGGTAGCTTCGTCTCCTCGGGGATCTGGAAGCACGACAGCCCTAGCTGGGCCCATAGGTGCTCGATGTTCGCTCGCCACCCAAAACAAAAGTCCTCGTACTTGATCCGGATCTCGTCGCGGTAGTAGTGGTGGGCGAACATGAGTGACGCGTTCAACTGGTTGACTGCTATCTCCGTTAGGGGTCTGCACAACTTCCAGTCCGCGTACCAGCACGGCGGCATGTCGAACTTCCACCAGCCTGTGTGCCTGTCTCCCGTCGGTGTCTCGACGTCCACCCATCGGGCCTCAAACGCTCCGTCCTTCTCCCAGCCGTCGATCAATCCGTTGACTATGGCTCGCGAGTCCCGCTCACACACCACGTACTTGATCTTCGCGTTCGGGTACAGCTGCTCCATGATCCCGCGTCGATAGACATCTTGCGGGGTCTTCAGCAATAACGTGTCACGTGGCGAGCGATACGGGTGCCACACGAGTTCTATCTCCGCTGCTGACAAGTAGGGCGGCTCCTCTATATGTTCACGCTGTAGCCACCGGCGGTTCTGCCACGCGGTGATGTCGCATGGCCGCAGTAGCTCGTTGGCAATGCAACTCCGCACGAGCTCCGGGTTGTTGAGCTCGTGGAACTCATCCGAGTCGTGCCAAGGGTAGCCATTCTGAGCCAGCTTCAGGTAGGGCTCGTGCTCGCCCACCAACTGGCACACGTCCGGGTGCAGCCCGAGGGCATGCTTGATGATGGTGCTCCCGCTGCGGCTGGGCCCGACCATGCATATGACGGTCTTGGGCTCGTACTTCAGGCTAAGATCCAGCTTCATACGCGTAATCCTTATCTACGACGCCTACTTCCATATCCCCGACCAACGACGGGTGCCAGTACCACGAGCCGACCAGCTTTCCAAACAGAGGCTTGTCAGCGGTGTAAGTCTTCACGTGCCCTCGGCGGCTGTGCAGTGGCATCTTGAAGCCTGGCTCGTTGATGTTCACGTCCCGAGGGTGCTTCTTCGTGCCGAGCTTCAGCTTCAGGACATGGTACTTGAACTCCCAGTCCTTCTGCCGACGAGAGCTAGGGCGAGAGAGTTTGGGTAGCTGCAACGTCTCCGTAGTACCATAGTGCACGTTTTGGCATGCGAAGAACTTCAGCAAGTTGAGGATGCTCCACCGCACTACCTCGGCGTCGTGCTCGTCAAACGACATAGTTTTCGGGTAGATCATGAATCCCAGAACACCATCTCTAAGCTCGGCGTCGTACTCCGCGTACATGAAACCCCATGGCTCGCTTAAGATCGAGAACGCTATCCCCTTTAGCCCGCTGCGTGTTCGCTGGATGGTGTACCCCATAGGCATCTTCAGACTGGTGACCTCGATGTAGAGGCAATCGTAGGGCATCGGCAGACCAGTTATCTCCGACATGTGGCCTTCTTCCGGGAGGATGGGGTAAGGCACGGAGAACTTGTGGAGATCCCGAACGCTTCTCACGCCAGCTTTGTACCCTTCGGGAAAGACAAACGGGAGCTTGAAGGACCGCAGCGCATTCATGTAGTTCGGAAATAGCTCCTTGGCTCGGCTCATCTTCCCTCCTTCACGATAGCGTAGAAGTCCTCGGGTGCAGTCCGATGGTCCAAGACCGTGACGCGTCGCCCTGCCTTCCGGAAGTTCTCTTGGTTGTTCAGGTTCTGCCGATGCAGGTCGCGGCAGTTCTTGTCGTTGAACGGAGCCAGCTTCTGCCCTGGCTTCAGCTTCTTCGCTCGTCGAGCGAGTATCCTCTCGATGCACACCTCGACTGGCGTGTCCAGGAACAGGAAGTGGACCACCTCGCGTCCGTAGAGGTTAGCTAGCTGCTGGGCCTGGTTGTTCCATCGGCCGAACGTGCCGCTGACCATGAAGCCTTCGTACAGCACGTGCTTCTGCGGCACCCAGTCCATGGCCAGGCGGTTGATCAGGGACTCCAGCTGGTCCGTGTTGCCTCGGTGGGCGATGAACCAATCGCACCCGCCACACTGCATGTCGTAGATGCCGACCGTCCGCAAGTTCAGGTCCGGGACCAGTAATCCCACGGTCTGCTGCCACGCGTCGCCCTCCCGCGTCGGGTCGAGCAGGTCCTGCTGCTCGTGCTTCTCCAGCATCATGTGGACGCAGTGACTCTTGCCGCTGCCGTTCGTGCCTCGTAGGTTATAGATCATGCTTGCTCCACTAACTTACCGTATGCCCAGACTACCTTGCCTAGCTCGTTCACTACACGCGTCTTCTTCACGCGAGCTCCGTCGCCCGAGTTTTGAATGTCGGTCGCAGCCTTGATGGCTGCGTCTAAGTTTTCGTACAACGGTCCGTGCCCGACCCAGTCGAACTCGCGATTCCAGACTAACTCTACTTGGTACCTCACCACTGCACCATCCCCGTAGCGCAGGCCACGCCTCCGCCATGCTCAAGCAACTGGTCTATCGGCACCGGGATCACGTTGCAGTGCGGCTCCAGCAGCTTGATGGTCTGTTTGTTCCGATCCCCGATCACAATGTTGTCGCGGTACTGCACCCAGTTGGAGTGCTTCGTCTTGTACTCGTCATGTGGCAACGGGATGCAGCCCGTTAGCCACGCGGGTGGCTCGTCGCCGCACTCGGCCAGGGCCTTCTCGTCGCAGAAGATGTTCCACCCCTGCACCACGTTGGCCAGCCCGAGCAGATGCTGGTCGTGCCACGCGGGGAAACCCGTAATGGTGACCGTCATGTTCCTAGCTTTGTAGGTCAGCCAGTGCTCTAGGTGTCTCGCCGCCACCAAGTTGGTCCGCGTGCCGAGCCCAATAATCACATGCGAGCTCGTGGTCCAGAGCAGGTCCGCTCCTTCCAGGCAGCCCTCGGGTAGCGTGTGCTCCCAGTGTCGCCGCGTGATGTCAAAGAAGCGATGGATCTCTGAGGACCGAGAGGACTTGCCCATCATCTGTGGTCTGACTAAGCCCAGCGGCGTGAAGGCGAACACGTCCCGGAGGAACACCGCGTCAGTCTCTTCGACTGGATAGCGGTAGGTCGCGATGCCTAGGTCCGCGTAGACTTGAGCTAGGTTGTCCAAGTCCTTCTGCATGGCTTCGTGCTCTGCTACGTACACTATCATGGTTTAACCTTGTGCCTCACTAAGACTTCGATGCCCAGGTCCGCCATCGCTTCCTTACGGACCGCGTTCTCTTCGGAGCGTATCTCCGTGCCCTTCCGTCCCATCTGTGCGTTGACCCTGCCGGTGCTCGGGTACTCGCCGCGTCGCCAGACTTCGACGACCGCCTCGATGATCCGGCGTCTATGCTGTGGTGTCATCTCCCCTCCCAAGGCGCTAGTACGCGTCCCGTTGCTTGGTACACTTTCAAACGGTCCTTGTCGATGCCATGCCATCCCCCGAGCTCGCCCAGCGTGTTCTCTGGGAATACTCGGTGTCGAATGACCCATAGCTCCGATAGCTTGGAAGCGCATACCGTCTCGCCTGCCAGCATGTCGTCTACTTTGTGAATCCGTCCCTGTTGCCGGTCGATGTTCCGCCCAGCGTAGAACGTGCCCTTGTTCATGCCAGCCCAGTCGCAGAGCAGGCTCTCGCATTGGGAGACGGAGCACGCCAGGCCTTCGCGGTTCAGCGTTTGGTGGACCTCGTGGGCGGACTGCTCGGTCGGTGTCAGGCCGAGGAACTCCAGCCCCTGCCTGGGGCCACTGGAGCTCGCTATCTCGAACCGATCCGGCTCGATGTGGTTAAGGTCGCCCAGGTGCATGAGTAGCTCCGCCGACGTGTACGTGGCCCAGCGGCCATTGCCCCAGACCGACTCGACGAGGTTCAGTAGCTGGCACCAGTTCTGAGCACCGAGCAGCCAACCGTGCAGCGGTCGCCTAGCGTGGACCTCGTCGAGGTGCTGGTAGATCCTGCCACCGTAGAGATTGCGTCGCTGCAACTCGATCGGGTACTGCATCAGGCCGCCACCACCACCGTCGGCGAACTGCTTAATGACGAGCCGATCGACAAACGCTAGGTGCGCCGAGGCCTCGTTGTAGTACGCCATGTAGAGGAAGCCCATGTACACGGACTCCTCGCCACTCATGCCGTTGCAGTACTCCTTCAGGAACGGGATGTGGGCATCGTAGTCGCCCGTCTCCAGTTGCAGCTTGACGAAGTACAGGAATTTGTCTTGGTTGATCATAGTTCACCCGAGCCACGCTCCGTGGAGCATGCTTCGGGTGCCCGTCCGCGTTGGCCCTCGGACGGGACCCTTTCCTACCAGCACGTGCCGGCAGGGAGTGCTTCCTACTTTGCTTGCCGGCGACGACGCCGAGCAGCTTTGACCTTCCCCTTCCCGGAAGCTACGGCTCGCCCGAGGTCCTCATAAGCCTTGGCGATGTTCGCCTTGGCTCGCTCGATGCCATCCCCGCTGCGTGCCTTCTTGGCTCGGGTCTTCTTTGCCTTCGGCTCCGGCGTGTTCAGCTTGCGACGAGCAGGCTTCTTACGGCGGACTTTTCTCTTCGGTGCTGTAGTAGCAGCTTTCGCCATTGCTACCTCCGTTTCTTCGAGTGCTTTTGCTTCTGTCTCGACGCGCACTCGTTCAACTCGCCGAGCAGTTCTTCCGTCTGGAACAAGAATTCGTGTATGGTGCAGAAGTAGCCGGACTCCCGATCCTCTTGCGTGAGTGGCTCCTCCTCCGATCGCCCCGTCACCCAGCACAGCGTAGCGTAGATCGACTGTAGGCTCACGGTCATGCTAGTCAGCTTGATCGCCAGCATCGAGTTGACTTCCAGGTACCCATCGCTCAAGCTGTCACGAAGCACGTGGAATCGATCCTGCAATACGTTCAGCTTCGCGATCATGGCTTCTACTTCTTGGATGCTCTTGTGCTCTCTCATGTCGTGTGTCTCCTGTCTCTTCGAGTTTAGCGTAGAGTAGCTCGAGGTTGTCAGACAGCCTCGTGCGAATCTCCTCGATGAACGCTCGGTTCTCGTACTTCGTGTTCCGGCCGCTAGGGTGAGGGATCCGCGTGAACCACACGGAGCCCGACCCGGTTATGACACCTGGGGCGGTCGGATACCCAGGGTCTGTCGTCTCGTAGTTCTTCGCCTTCAGGGCATGGTACACCGCACTAGTGACCCGCGTCCCGCAACAAATCAGCAGGCTCGGCCTCGGGCACGCCGTCACCAGGCTCCTCGCTGCTCGCCTCGCCTCGTCCAACTGCCACGACCCGCAGATCGCACTGGGTCGCAGTAGCTGCATCGTGTGGTCGAGAGTGAGGTCGCCCAGCACGCGGCCCAGCCGCTCCCAGCATCGCAGTTGTGCGTCCTCCCATCCGGGTGCCCAGCGAAACGCTTCGTGGCGGATCATCGTCGCGAAGTACTTCTGCGGGTCATCGTAGATCCGCTGCCACACTCCTCGATTGCTGCCCCAGCCGTTGACGCGCTCGCCGACGAGGATCTTACGCATCGATGTGCTGCTCCAACGCGGGGTCTTGGTCCGGCGTGCATTGTTCAGGCTTCTTGTCGTCCCGCCACGCGACGAACCTCGGGTGTTGCAGCTTGCCGCGCGTCCCTACGCGTTCGTACTCGACTTCGACCACGCGGCCGACGTCGTCCGTGTCGATAGCTTGACGCACTGCGTCGTCCATGCCGGAGCACGACGCCACAACCATCGCGGTATCTGTCCCAGGGATCACCACCGCGCATTCGAGCGAGCCCACCATGCCGGCGAACTTGCCTTTGCCTGGCTTCAGCCCCATGACAATCAGGTCGATCGTCCGCTGGTGCTTCTGCTTCGCCCACTCGGAGTACATGCCGTTCTTGAACACGACGCCGTCGAAGTGGGCCCCGATGGCCTTCACGTTGTCTATTGCTAGATCAGCGCGTTCACGGAAGGTCTTCAAAAGACCATCCGTGGTCTCCCCTATGCGGCTCCAAGCCGGGAAGTCGATGCCGCAATTCTTGCCTTTGATGATTTGTGCGACCCCTTCCATGCTGGTCTCGCTGGGCGTATGGCTGTAACCGAACGCGGCGAAGCGTATGTCCTTCGAGCGTTGAGCCAACGCGGTGCTTACGGCCTCGCGGCCAAGCCCAGGCAGGTAGATCTCGCCGTCGAACCACTCCAGATCATTTGTCTTCTTCCACAGCTGGTGCGCCCAGTGGCACTGCTCCAGCTTCTCGCCGATGTCGATGCCTTGGGTGGTGATGACGTGCAGCTTCTGCGTGTCGAAACTTCGCAGAGCGAGGACTCTATTGCCATCACACTTCGCTTGCACGAACTTGTAGTCGTTGGCTGTGGGCTTCTCCGGGTTGTAGACCCGAGGCTTGCGGAACTCGATCCGCTTGCTCTCCCACCAGAGTTGCGTGGGTCCTTCGCGGACCACGTCCACTAGAAATCTCATCGGTCGCCCTTGGTTAGTCGTTTGGGTACGCAGCCAGGACACAGCACGTGGCATGCGATAAGAACGCCATTGCAGTCTCGCACTCGCAGGGCGGTGACGCCCAAGCGTAGTGTTTGGTTCTGCCCGTTGGCGGATGTGACGAGGAGCCGACGGCCGCAGCATGTGCAGCCGGTTAGCACCTCGATCTGGACCCACTCCTCCCAGTCGGGAGGGAGATCACAATGTTCGACGAAAGCTTTGATGTTCATAGAAGCCTCTTCTCCACTCAAACAGCGGCACAGTCGCTCACATTATAGAGCGACTGTGCGCACATGTCAAGAGCTCTTAGGTGCTCTCCACAAAATAACAACCCACAACGCGATCCAGATCCCTAACGCGATCGCGTTTGGCTCCGGCACGATAGTGCCATCGCCTACGATCCTCCACTCGACTCGACTCGACCCGCTCGTCGGCGTCATGAACCAATACGACAACTCCAACTCGATCCGCTCGGGGTCGAAGTCGAGCACCCGCTGGTTCTTGCCTAGCGACTCGTAGATGTCGTCGTCTACTATGTGACGACTCCCGAGCCCGAAGTCCACTTCGGCGGGCACTTCCAGCAGCGGCCAGGTCCACGTTTGCGGCATGCTGGAAGGGTAAACCTCGGGCACCACGTACTCGTTGACGTGGATAGGCCTCGGGGGAGGCACGTACGTGTTGGCCGTCGTGTAGGCGACCTTGTAGTGGCCACTCAACGTGACCGGGTCCGCTTGCACTGGGGTCACCCCCAGGGCAAGCAGCGTAGCGAACAGGACCTTCTTCATGTGGCCTCCTCGATGTGAAACCTGAAGCCAGTGAGTCGCTCCAAGAACGCTTCGACTTCGGGTACCTTGCTTAGATCCTCGAGGGTAATGCTGCTGTACCGAACGTTTTGCTCGCCGAGGATCTTGGCGACCTCCACGTTCTTTCTGCTGACGGTGATGTTGAACTTCAGCTTCCTGGCTAGGTCATTCTCGTAGTCCTTCTTCGACTTGTAGCTTGTGTTGTCGTGTGTCATGCTACCACCCTCTCCTTTGTGAGACGGGCAGTGCTTCCTCGTCGTTGACCGGCAGCTGCGATCGGTCCAGGGATCGAGCGAGCCTAATCTCCTCCGGCGTGCAGCACATGTCGTACTCGTTGTAGTTGTAGCGGTGCAGGACCGCCTGCCTGGTCAGCGGGCACTTGCGGATCACCGCGAAGATCCCGCGAGAGATGTCGTTGAAGACCACGCTTCCCACGCCGCTCCCGTCGTCCGACCCTTCGATCATCTCCGCTCGGATGACCTGGCCTTCCTCTTGGTACAACGCACCTGTGTTGAAACGAATCATATCCTGTGTCTCCTGTGTCTACTGAACAACTGGAACTTCCATACCCGCTAACTTCATCTGTCGCAGCACGTCCTCCATCTCCTTCTTGGCGTTGGCCAGGTTCTCGTCCGGGTCGTCGCCACGTGCCTTGATCCGCTCGCGAGCGTCCTTCACTTCCTGCTTCCAGGCTGCCTTGTCCTCGCACATGTGGCTGCCGCAGATGGGCCCAATGCCGAGCTCGCGGCTGATCCGGTCGGTCAGCGTTCGACCGCACTTCGAGCACGCTCCGATCTCGCGGCCGAAGCGTATCGCACACTCGCGGACGCCGACGTTGAGGATCTTCTGACAGATCGACTCCTGCGTCTTCGGGAAGAGCTTCGCAGCGGACGGACCGAACATCACGTAGAGATTGCGGCGTCGGCCATCGGGGCTGACCCACTGCTGGTAGAACCGCAGCTGCCCGTCCTCGTTCTCGATCGCGTAGCGACCAGGTGGCAGCTGCCGGCACGCGGGTCCGACGACCGGCGGTGCGACTGGCTTCTTCGGTAACGAGAGCAGCCAGTCGATGTCTCGGCTGGCGTCCTTCGTGCTCAGCCCGAACTCCTCTGGGTCCTCGCTGATGCGCAGGCACTTCCAGAGCGTATCGACGCGGGCATCCGCGTCCGTAGGGATGTCGCGGGCGTCGAGCAGGGACTTCAGGAATTCGCGTTGACGTTCTGTGATCTTGTTCATGTGTCGTGTGTCCTAATTCTGTCGGTGATGCAGTTCGAGCCCAGGTTTTGGCCTGGGCTCGAATGAAATGGGTTGCTTGTCGCGGGTTAGCTGACGATGTCCTCCTCGGTGATCATGGCCCCAACGCTGATGTTGGGCGTCATGCCCAGCTTCTTCAGCTGCTGGTAGAGCTCGCGGGCCTTCAGCGCTCGGTCGAAACCCAGCCGCATTTTCAGCCCCGCCTCGTGGTACGCTCGCCGCTCGGCGATTTCAGCCAGCGTTTTGTCCGCGTTGGCTACGATATTGATGAGACGAAGAAGGGCTGCTTCTTCGCGTTCGAGTTCCGCCTTGAGGTTTGTGACGCGCTCCGCTTGCTGCCGCACAAACTTTTCCGGGTCGTTGATCTGCTTGACGGTTTCACGCTTCCAGCCATCCATCGCTTCGATTCCGCGTTGCCAGTCTGCCGCGTCGCGGCGTTCAACTTCGTCAAATCCAGGCTTGGTCATTTCATACCTCCGTGGGTTTCAGTGTGTCATGTGTCTGAACCAGAGCGGTTCGTTGGCTGGGGCTCCCGTGAGCCCCAGCGTGTCGAAACGTTCTACTTCACTTCCCCGCCTTCGAGGAAAGCCTTCAGAGCCTCTTCCGACATCCCGCTGCCCTTCATCTCGCCGAACAGAGCCTTGAACTTGTCGTGCAGGCTCTTCATCCGCTTCGCCTTCTTGCGATCCGACACGTTGCCCAGTTTGGCCTCGTCGATCGCCTGTTGGCGGAGCTTCTTGGCCTTCGCTTCGAGGCGATCGGCCGTGACGTTCAGGAAATCCGCAGGGTTGTCGTAGTCCTGCTTCCGCAGCGGGAGGTGCAGCTTGCTGTCGAAACCCTCGGGCGTCACAGCGCCTTTGATTTTCTCCTTCAGCTTGCCCTTCTCGTCGCGGTCGCCAAACGCGGTCCGCTTGACCTTCGGCTTCTTTTCCTTCCGCTCCTTCTTTCCGCTTTCAACTGCGGTGAATCCGGCGGTTGCCTTCTGGTCCTTGGCGGGTGCGTTCTTGGTTGCGGCTGGCATGGTTAATGCTCCTTTCGCTGGTCTGCTCTCGCAGCCAGCACAAACGTGAAACGGGTTGAGAAAGAACTGCGTAACGGACTCGATCCGTCACAGCCCACATTCTACAGACCCCTTCGCCGTTTGTCAAGAACGGTTCCGCCCCGTTTGAGCGGAATTCCAGATTTTCCCATGCGAGCCTCACGCGGGGCGTTTTGAGCCTCACGCGGGGCGAAACGGGCCAGCCGCCCCGAAACTTGGGCCCAGGTAGGCCCGCCTGCCGACCCGGCTAGGCCCCCTCGGGGTTCAGGCCCAGCCGGCCAGCCGTCGGCTACGTGGCCGCTGCTGCGGTTTGCCCCCCGGTCGGGGGGTTCGGGGCGGACTCAAACGCTGGAACCCCGTCAACGGTCCGTTTTGGGGCGTCCACCCCCGCTGCCGCTCGTAACCGCTCTGCCATCACGTGAGACACCAAACGTTTCTCTCCGTCCAGGATGAGCTCCTCGACTTGTGGGTACTCGTTGCAGCGTTTGATCACCCACACATCCGATGGGTACTCGCTCGTGATGAGCAGTCCTTGGTACGGACGCTCACCGACTACCTTCGCGAGCCGGATCTGTGGCTCAGCTTTTCCGTAGGTCATAAACGACACCCACCAGAACTCGCCTTCCTCCATCACCCATCCGTTGTCGTGTATCTTCATGTCTCGTCTCCTGCTTTCTTCGCCGCGAGCCAGTTCTTTGTCGAGACACCTCGACTGCACCGCACCGGGACTCGCATCGGTACGCTGCTGTGGTTCAGGATATCGCAGACCGATAGTGCATACTCATCGGCGACGTCGATCGGCACTTCGCTCACGGTCTCGTCGTGCACCAGGGCGAGGATGTGAGCACCCCACCGCTCTCGCTGCTCGTCGAGCGCGTTGGCTCGGTCCTTCATGTGGTCCGCTGCATGCGACTGGCACACGCGGTTGAACGCGACCCGAGCGAACTCGATCGGCATGTGGCATCGCCGCCCATACGCGTTCCTGACATAGCCGCGTTCGCGTGCCGCTGCCTCCGCTGCCCGCGTGTGTGGCTTGAGCTCGGGCAGCCTGCGGTGAAACTCACCGTGGACCTTGACTGCGATCTCGTAAGCCTTGGTCTTGTCGCCACCCGTAGCCGCCACGATCGACGGGTCCACTCGCAGCGACGCGATAGTCTTCCGCTTGCCCATGCCGTAGCCCATGGCGAGGTTCAGGATCTTGGCTGCCTTGCGGTCGATCGAGATGCCCAGCGAGGCCCCGACCTCGTCCGCCATCATTTGGTGGAAGTCCGCGTCCGGGTTGTCGAGGAACGTTTGGACGATCTTCGGGCTATTGATGTAGTGGATGATGTCGCGGTACTCGATGTTCTTGTAGTCGTGACAAGCGATGGCCCAACCGTCTCTCGGTATGATGAGCTCGCGGGCCTCGTTGTTCATCTGCTGGTTGTTCGGCTGCGAGCATGACATGCGACCGGACCGCACACACTGGTTGTTGTCGGAGTGCAGCACGCCCTCGACGTTGAGCTCCAGCCACGACTCCCAGAACAGGCTACTCATGGTTGTCTCATGGCGGTGGGCGTCGATCAGTCGCAGGATCTCCATCGGAGCCCACGGTATCAGCTTGTACTGCTTCAGCACGTTCTTGTCGAAGCTAGGCCCCTTCGACTGCACACCCTTCTTCTCGGTGTAGATCGGTGGCAGCCCAAATCTGTTAATGAGCAGATCGTGCATATCCACCGGCGACTTCGGGTTGACCTTATAGCCGACGAGGACTTCCAGCTGCTCCTCGTATTGCATCATTCGATAATAAGACCGGAGCAGAGCCTTCTTCGTCCCCTCTACGTCAATCAGCATGCCGCGTCGCTCGGCTCGGATCAGCGTCTTCGTGAGCCTCTTTTCCGTAGCATACACCGTCGAGCATTCGGCCGGCAGCAGCGACTCCATCTTGGTATGCAAGACTCGGTTCGCTCGCACCTGGTTACCAGCGTAGTCCGCGAGCACATGCGTCGGGATGTCGCCATAGTCCTTCGTGTTCGTTAGCCAAGCCTGGAGACTGTTGTAGTAATACGACAGATCGATGCCTGCGAACTCCTTGGCCATGACGTCCAGGCCGTAGCCGCCCTTGTAGGTGCGGTCGCTGTCTACCAGCTTGCAGAGCGTGAGCGTGTCGCGGTACTCGCCAGCGAAGTCAAACCCGTAGTTATTCCACAGCACATGGGCGTCGTACTTGACGTTCTGGTTGACCCACGCATCGCTGTTGGCTAGTAGCTCCCTGAGGATTTCAGGCAGCCTACCATCCTCGCGGCTCACGCAGTAGACTTGCGGGCAGTCGTCAAACGTGAACGCCGCGAGGCATGGAGTGCAGTTAGCGGTACGCCATGGGTTGAGAGACGTGAGCTTCGGGTCGTTGGAGCTCGTCTCTAGGTCGAGGTACAGCTTCGAGATCCGCTTGGGTATCGGCACGAAGTCGAGCTCGGACAGCAACACCACGTTATTGCTTAGCTTCAGCATATGCCCTTCGCGTTACTGGGTTGGCTCGGAGCCATGTTAGGGTCTCGCAGCCCGAGCTCCGCGTCGTCGGGGATGTCGAGCCACACTATGTTCATCCCGCAATTGACAAGGACCTTTACTCCCTCGGCTCCTGGCTCTGACTGGTCCAGGATGTAGACCGTGCGGATCCTGCCGCGTTTCCAGTTGACCATCGCCGTGGCACACGGCACGCATGGTGCCCTCGTCACGATCATCAGGCACGAGGTCATCGACCGCTCGACGCCGTTCAGCAAGGTGTTGATCTCGCTGTGAGCACAACCGCAGTTGTCTTTTACTCCGGAGCAGCCTGCCCGCGTGCCGTTCACTCCCCAGCCGACCACTTGGTGGTTCGACTCTTGCAGGATGATGGCCGCCACGCCGCGTCGCTTGCACGTGGAGTGCTTAGCTAGCCTTCGGGTCAGTCTCGCGAAGTCCTCAATTAGTTCCCTGCTCATATTGCTCCTTCGTTTTGGTTAGGTGCCGCAGCATCGCGTGCCGCAGCCCAGGTGCTCGAATCTCTTCCCACACTACATCGGGGTACCACTTCCGGCAGCAGCATATCACCGCGTCGCCCAGCACGCTGGAGATGATCTTGCCTTGTGGCTTGAACCCCAGCATGCGGTACGAGCGCTCTGTCGCCAGCGCTGAGTCTAGCTCTTCCTCGCTCCAGTAGCCTGCGCCTGGGTGGTACGGCTCGAACGTGGTACGAGGCACTGGCAGTGCCTCCTTCGCCTTCTCCACATCCCGCTCGTACAGATGCAACGAGCCAGCGAAGTGGTGGTAGTCGCCAGCCGTCACACCGAGCCTCGCCGCCACGTACCTCTGTATAACCGTGTTGACATAGCAATCGTAGAGGAAGCCCTTCCACAGATCGTTCGACCGCATCGAGCAGACCATGTGCAGCCGCTCGCCGCGCAGGAGGAACTGCCACGTGAGGGTGCAAGGGATATCCCGATTGCTGGCAACCAGGTCGTCTGGTCGCCACAGCGACACCACGCACTTCTTCGTGGTGCCCCGCTCGCTGAGCTTGAACACTGCCTCGTCCAGCAGGTCTGGAGCATAGGGTGCCCCAGCTGGCACGCGAAGGTTATTGGCCAGTCGCCCACCGTATGCCCCGTAAGCTCTGCCGCCCTCACAGAACTGCTTGTACTGCGGAGCGTACGCACAGATCATACTGGCATCGTGGGTCCTCGACAAGTACCACAGGAGCTCCGCCGACGCATAGATCGGCGAGAGCTTCCGTCTCTCGTTGAGACAGAACTGCTCCATCGAGCCATCGAGGACCACGTGGGCCCCGATGATCTCGCGGATGCTGTCCTGCTGCGCGTCAGTCTTTGGTGACAGCAGCGCGTTGTCCAACAGCCTTCCCCACACTTGGTCGATATGAAAAGACACAGATCAACTCCTCTACGGTTTTGTAAACAGGTACCCCGACTCGTTCCGCGTACAAGCACTCCATGTCCCCGCCTAGCGAGTGGCCCGGCAACCGGAGCACCGCGTCGGCTACCCGCACGCAGGGCAGGTCATTCTCCATCCAATCCTCGTGCGTCAAGTGCGCATCGCCCAACGACGAGTTGAACGGAGCCAGCATGTTCAGCATCGGATTGATGACGCTGAAGCCACACTGCATGAGCTCCCTATGCGCCTCCAGGGATTGGAGTAGGTGTAGGTTGCGGTTGCCCTTGGAGATCGGCCCGCTGATGTAGATCAGGGGTCTCTCCGTGTCCGCTGCGTCCAGGCGATCCACTGCTTGCTGGTTCATTCCGTTCTCCTTTTAGCCAGTCCCACATCGCACGTCGAAACTTATCGATGTGCTCACTACACAAATGCACGCACGTGTGCTTGCTCTTGGTCTTGAACTCCAGCCACTCGGTGGCCTTGCCGCCACAGCAGTAGCAGGCTCCCTTGTCAGTATTGAGCGTGTCCATTCAGGTGCTCCGGTCTCTCGGGTGGGTTAGCGACTAGGTGCCGCAGCATGTTCACAAACGGCGGTGTCTTCTGGTAGCTTCGCCCCTTCCGCGTTAGAGCGTTGTTCTGCACCAGCTTGCCAATGGCGATGTTCGCCTCCTCGGTCTGCCATCCGCACCAGTCGCATAGGTCCTTGGCTTCGAGCTCGTCCGTGTGGAGCAGTTGCTCCAGCGTAGACTTCACGTTCGGCAGCACGGCCAGCTGCGTCGTCACCGCCTCCTTGTCCACTAGGTTCTCTTGGCGTCGGGCTCGTTCGGTAAGGGCGGAGTACCCATGGGTCGGTCGGGTGTACTCATCGCGTAGGAACTTAGCGACCCATTCAACATGGCATGGTCGCACAATGAGTCGCTCATAACTAGGGTCGGTGGAGTACGTGCGACCGGCAACAGCACAGGCGAGCCGTAGTAGCTTGAACCGAGCTCCACCATGATCGAACAGAGGGACCGAGTCCGTGAATTCGTCACATAGCAACTTACTCTGAGCGACCGCCATCGCCACTGTCTCGTCGCTAACATCGATCTTGCTGATGTCTCGCGTCCAACACCACAGCACAAGGCGACGAGCCTGCTCAGCCGTGAACGTCTCCGGCGCGTTCTCTCGAATTTCATGGATAACATTGTGGTCCACATCCTTCCTCGTTAGCACCATGCACACGTCGAACCGACGGATGTCTTCGGCCGCTCCGATGAGCTCGACTACTGCGTCCACCCCGTATGGGTAAGCCTCGATGCCTCGATCGGACCGAGCGTTCGACAGTACCACTAGGCGTGTCCGAGCCTGCGCCTTCTGTCGTATGATCTTCGGGAGTTCCGCCTCGCCGCTCGACCGCATGTCGGTGAGCTTCGAGAACACATCCTCCCGCATGCCCTTAAGCTCTTCCAGGATGACGAGGCGACGATCGTGCTGGGGTATGACACCCCAGTGTATGAACCACGTGCCGCCAATCTGCTCGAGTCCTCCGAGCAGACCGGCGACCGTAGCGTTCTTACAATCAACCCGTTCACCCAATCCATAGAACCGTTGTAGGTTTTGTGCGGTCTCGCTCTTGCCCTGGCCGCGATCGCCGACGACGAGGATCTCCGCCACGCCCTTCTGCGACACGCCGCGTACGTTGAACGCCAAAGCGCTGTGATACGCCAGGTCGATCAGCTGGTGCAGGGTCTTCCGCTCATATATACGTGTGACGTTACGCGATAGCTCCTCGTAAATCGGGTCGAGCACCTCGTCAATAGACTCCACGCTCCACTCGCGTGGCCGGAACCGTTCGAGCTCCTCCGGCTTGGTCAACTCGAAGCCTGTCAGAGCATCGGCCACCGCGGTCGTGTTGGACACCACCGCCACGCATCGCTGCGTGCGAGGATGTGGGATCGACCGACCCGTAATCTCGTAGGTCTCGTTGAGCTCTGTTTCTCTATCTACCATGATCGTGCTCACCGCCATCTTGTCGCTGTCCTGGGCGGTCAGGTTGAGCGCTCGCTGCACGCGGGCCTCTTGGACTTTGTATCGGTTGGTTATATCGTACTTCACTATCGGGCAGTCGGGCACCCCAAGTGCTTTGCCTATCTCCTTCACTAGGTTCTCGTCCCCGCCATTCATGATGGCGACGATCGACGTAGACTCCGGGTGGATCGTCATGGCCGACTCGGGCTGCGACAAGAACACTGGGCACGCGGAGCAGAACGTCTGGTCCCTCGTGCAAACTGGTATGACCTCCTTCGGAGCGTAAAACGGGTCTTGGGCCACGGCGGTGACCACTACTCGACTCTTGAACCTCTTGGTCGCCATACTGGCCTGCATAGCATCTTTGATCGATATCTCCGAGAGCTCCTCCTCGTCGTCCCCGGTAGCAACCACGCCCCGAAGTGTACTGACCCATTGGGGAGTGGCCTCCAGCAAAGCAAGTAGATCGACCCCTTCAGCGATGGCGTCATTGAGATCCCCGTTGGGGTACTTACTGATATCGAGAGGCCAGTCAACGTTACCGACCCACGAAGCCATGTTCTGCAAGCGAGCGCAGCGGTATTCGGCCGCTCGCTTCCCAGTAGTGTCGATATCGAGACCCATCCAGACTTGCTTGCCACGAAAGTATTCCTCGAACTTCGGTGCCCACTCGTTCTCGCCTGCGGTCAGCGTGACGCAACCAATGCCGTGCTCGTTCAATCGTTCCAGTCCGGCGAGGGCTTTGATCTCTCCACCAGTAAACAGAATCCTCGGGTACTGCAACTGCTCGAAGGGATAGATTCTTGCAGCACCTCGACCCTTAAGGTTGAGAGTCTTGGGAGCAAGTTTCTCCCCTGGGGCGTACTGCCGGATGTTGACATACATCCCAGAAGCGTTGGCGATGGGGATCGTGACTCGCCCGTTGTGCTCGCCGAGGAAGAACCTCTTGATCGTGTCATCGCTCACTCCCCGTAGGTGCAGCTGCCGTAGCAGTTCTTTGGCAGTCCATATTTGTTCGGCGTATCGTATTATCGCAGCGGTCTCTACTGGCTTGTCGTCCAGGGACTCCAGCCGCGACAGCGTAACATGTCTCGCCTCGCCAGCGAGTCTGGAGACCAGCGTAACTGCGTCTCCAGACACGTGGCAGGCTCGGCACGTGAAGAATTGCCTCTCCTGCGAGATATCACAAGAGGGGTTATCGTCGTCGTGGTACGGGCATCTTATGCGGAGAGAATTGCCTCTCCGTTGAGCCTCGACCCCGAGTCGCTTCAACTCTTCCGCGATGTCGATGATTAACTTCACGTGCTTCTATCGTTGCTCTAGTAGCTTCCGCTACCGACCTCAGTTGCAGCAGCTTCCACGAACTGCTCCTCGTCGTACTGCGTATCGAGCTCCCTGTTCGATTGCAGCTTGTAGAAGTCATCGTGCATCTTTTCCAACTCCTCGCAGAGGAACGGATCGGTCCAGGGGTCCGGGTGGTTGTCCACCGTGTAGACCTTGAACGTACCCTGGCTGTTCTCCTTGTCGCGAGTACTCAACACGTACTGACCCGCGAACACCGGTGCCTTGCGAGCAAGACACAGCTTGCCTAGCCGCTGACCCGCTTGGTAGCTGGTCTTGTAGAAGCTAAGCAACACCGGGTCCGTATCCATGAACTCGGGGTCCGTGAGCTTGATGATGAAGTTCGCGTGCTCGCAGTAGCGATAGTTGAACTTCGGATCGCTCACGTGCTGCGGGTGGGGCTCGCTCCAAGTCGCGGACGACTGTGACTTCAACGCCACATGCGACTTCGGATCAAACGACCGCTCCACGATCATGGGCTCCTGCCCCTTGAGCGCGTTGGCGGACCACTTGCAGTACTCGGTGTAGAACAGCACCGGAGCAAACGACGCGGGTTTCGCACCCTCGCGTCCCGTCGTCAACAGCACCATATCCGGCGTGAGGATGATCGCCCCGACGCCGTACTTCTCGGTGAGCTCGTCGTTCGACATCTTCTGCACGATCTTGCAGAAGCTAGGACGAACGATGCGTCCGAGGCCCTCGGTGCCGGTGGCCTTACCCTCGTACTTCGCCAGATGCTCGGGACGCGGCACGGATACCGCGACCTCGCTGGTCTGTTTCTTCGCAATCTCAGTCTTTGGCATGACTAGTCTCCTGAAGGCTGCGCTGGAGTAGAGTATCTACGTCAGCATCTTTGTGAAAACGACAAACAACAGTGTACTCCACTGACGAATCATTAGGATTGACGCCAGGAGGGAGAGGCTTGAAATTCGCTTCTTGACTGGTGCAGTATTCGACCATCGACGGCCAGTGCGGCCGAAAGGGGACGCCAGCCGGGATGCCGAAGTGCTCCGCCATCGCGGCGTACGCTTCGGGGTCATCCTTCTCGCGAGGCATCTTCGGGATGGTCTTGCTGTCTGGGTTGGCACAAATCCAGTCGGTCCGGATCGTCTCGCCGATCTTGCCTTCCTTCACGTACAGCATACACGCCCCGCGTGACAGCTGCTTGATGGCCTTCTCGGTCTCTACCTTCGAGTCCTTCAGTAGGGCCTCGATCTTCTTCAGGACCGCGATGACGTCCACGATCTGCGATAGGTCCGGCGAGTTGGCCAAGTCCTGCCGCACTCGGGCGAGGTTCGAAAACCCTTCCTCGTGCAGCTGCTTGGCGATGGCATATACGTCGAGTACGCGTTTACGCAGGGCATCCATTGAGCACCTCATGATATTCCCGACGCAGGGCGTCGTAACAGATTAGACCAGGCGCATGCCCTTGGGATTCTGTGATCGCAGCTGCGGCTACCGTGAGCATGCTTAGGTTGCCGGTTACGACGAGGCGGCAGTGGTCCTCCCAGTTCTCGTCCGCCCAGTTGCGGATGTGCAGGAAGAACTTGTCCAGCACACCCCGCCATGCGATGGCGTCGTTGGTCTGCCGGATGATGAACTCTACGTCGTAGGTCTTGTAGAGCTCATCGATCGGGAACTTCGGGGGCTCGATGAGTATTGCTTTGTTCATGTGGGCACCACCAATCTCTTGAGGATCGCTCGGATGTCCTGCACCGCCATCGCGTGCTCGACCTTGCCGAACACTCGCTCCAAGATCTCGAAGTCGATCGAGTCTTCTGCGCACATATCCACCACCTCGATGGACCAGTCACAGGTCTTGTCCTGGGGACGAGCTTGGGATTGCAACCGAACCGGCGACGACCAGCCCTGGCAGTAGTACACCATCGAATCGCATTGCGAGATTCGCGTGCCGTCCGCTGCGAGGATTCGGCCGTTCAAGTTGACGCCGATGCCGCCCTTCGTCGGGTTGCTCAAATACACTTGGACCTTCGGGTCCGTGTTGAAGCGATCCATCGCCTCTTGGTTCTCTGATCCCTTCGTCTTGCCGTAGAGCGTGACGCACTCGATCCCTTCCATCTCGAGCCGAGCTCGGATCTGTTTCAGAGCAGGGATGAAGCATGCCCACACGATAGTCTTGCTGCCGAACTCCTTTTCCTTCAGGTACTCGACCAGCATGTCCAGCTTCGGATTCGGGTCGATGCGGTCGATCTGTCGCGACAGAACCTCGCCGGTATCCAGGTCGATTTCACCATCCAGTGCGACGAAGCCTGCCGCGACCTGCGCCAAGCGTAGCAGCTTGGTCAGAATATTGTTGATGGTGATGGTGCCCTTCTCGCTGGACTCCAGATCGCGTTCGATCTCCGCGTAGAGGCTCGTGGCCACTTCGTTGTAGACCTGCTTCTGGTAGTCCGTCATCTCCACTTCGAGGACCTTGTTGGTCATCGGCGGCAGATCGGGCAGCGCTTCCTTCTTCGTGATGAGGAAGGACGACCGGCTGATCCGCTCCTGGAGCAGCGGCATGTTCTGCATGCCGACGAGGAACTTCTTGTATCCGCTGGTCGGCGTGTTCACCTCGTCGAACTTGCCGTAGAACGCTCGGAACGCTTCGAACGATGCGAAGCCACTGTGGCCTTCGTTGAGCCACTCGAACTGCGAGTACAAGTCGAACGCCGAGTTGCAGATCGGCGTGCCCGTTAGGCACACCCGCTTGGCACACGACTCGCGGATCTGTTTGGCCGCTTGGAACCTCTTGGTTCGGCTCTGCTTGATGTAGTGGGATTCGTCGAGGACGCCCCACCGCCACGTGAACGCACTCAGCTGCGGGATCATGCTGCTCATCCCCTCGTAGCTGATGAGCACGACCGTGTAGTCGTAGTCTTCGCGGAACTCGAACGCTTCCAGCATGAGCTTCATGCGGTTGATCTTGTGACGACGCAGCGTGATGACCTTCACCCGCTTGTTCGAGAACAACGCTATCTCTCGCTCCCAGTTGACGCGAACGTTCTTCGGGCAGACGATCATGTTGAGAGCGTGAGGGTTTTTCTCGCTGTCCTCGTCCATCGCCATGATGACCGAGTAGGTCTTGCCCGTCCGCATCTCCATGAACAGGGAGTACGCATCGGATTCGAGCAGGCACATCGCCGCTACCCGCTGGTGCGGCATCGGCGGCAGACCCTCTTTGCCCATCGGGGCGTGATCGGGGACGAGGTGCGTCTCCTTGAATTGGGCCTGGTACTCAGCGGTCTTCTGACCACGCATGAACGCTCCGACGCGGGTCCAGAACTCCAGACGAGCTTCCTCGTCCTCAAACGTGATCTTGTTCTTGCCCCAGACGGCGAGCGCTACCAATGCACTCGTGTCGCTGATCGGGGCGTAGCATCCGCGATTGCTGTTTGACAGCTGCGCACCGGGGATCTTCTGCCACCAGTGGTTCTCTGCGTAGCCAGACGGATACTGGCGGTATTGATAGTGGGCATGCGACATGCTGCTGATGTCGTCGTCCCCGTTGTGCTGGACACAGTATGCCTGCATCTCGAAACGTCGGTTGTCCTGGCCCCATGGCGTAACAACCGAAACGTGCAGTCGGTCCGTGGCGTAGAGTTTGCGATCTTCCGCCAAGAGCAGCGTAGTCGCTTCTGAGAGCGGTTTGATGAAATCCGCGACGTGCGGGCTCAGCTTTGTCATGGGTCGTTGTCCTGTGTCGTGTGTCAGACTGGCAGGCCGTCACTGTGGCGGTAGCCAGATCCCCCGCATTGTAGGTCGGCAGCGTTTATTTGTCAAGAGCTATGCGGATATTTTCCCCAAAATCTTTTCCAAAACGACTGTGTGCGCCGTTTTTGGGGTTATTTTCTCTGCTCCAGGAATCGCATCGGTGCCCGCGACAACCGCAAACGGACCTGCGAGAGCGCATGCGCGGAGCACATCGCGTGCCCAAGATGCGTTTGGCTTCTGCAACTGGAACTTGAACTGAGGCTCGGGCAGCTTCAGTTTTCCGATGCCCGATACGCGAACCTTCCGGTAGCCGATCTTCTTGATCTCCGCCATCTTCTGCGTGCCGGTTTCACCCGACTTTGTCCCGAACCAGTTTGCTCGGCGTTCACCCTGATGGACCAAACGGAATCCCAGATCCTTCCGCTTGGGCCGAGGCCATAGGTCTGTGAAGTTCGCGTCGTAGCTGCCGGCATGCGGGTAGCACACGTCGAAGATCGGCCACCGCCACGTCTGTGGGGCCGAGGTGTGCCACAAATGAAAGTAGCCGTAGGGATACAGCGGTGCCTCGTCCATGCGAGCTCCGCCCTCGTCGTAGCGGTACGCTCCGTTGAGGCAGTCCGGTCGTGCTTTCTGCGATGCGACTGCCCGCCAGTTCTTCGGCGGGATGATGTCGCTGTCGAAGTGCAGGCACCAGTCGATAGGCTCCAGCTTGCCGTACGCGACGCACAACCCGGCACCCTTGTTGAAGTACGCACCGTAGTCCGTGAACACCTCGGTCGTGACGATACGTAGATTCGACTGTCCAGTGTCTAGCGACAGAGCCTCGTCGTCAGGCCTCGTCACGATGACCAGTGAGTCCAGCGTGTCCAGCCAGATCGGTAAGGACTTCTTCAGTTGTGGCGTGTACACATCGCCGGAGCAGCTTGTGATCGCGTCAATTCTCATAGTGGCTTCCTAGCTAAGAGATACATGAAGTTTTCGCGGTCGTTCAATCGTGCGGTCGAGAAGCGATGCACCTCGAAGCCTACTTGGGCTAACACATGCCGCAACGAGGCCTCGTTGAAGAACCATAGGTGATCGGGGTTGGTCTGGTCCTCGTCGTCGGGGACTATGATGTACAACCAGCCGCCTGGCTTCAGCAGCGCTCGTACTCGCAGCAGTGCCTTCGGGGCGTCTTTGACGTGCTCCAACACATGGGCCATCAACACGAGCTCCAGCTTCCCATCGCCGGTGTCACAGCAATCCGGGAACACTCCCGCGATAGTGTGGACCCCATACTCGTTGTGCGTGTAGTTCGCCGCCCAGGGGTCTTCGTCCACGCCGATGTAGGTGTAACCCGCGCTACGGATCAGGTTGACATACGGGCTGACTCCGCAGCCGATCTCCAACGCGTATGCCCCTTCGGTCGTAGCAGTCTTTAGCTCCCCGAAGCTTTCTGTGAACTGAGTGAGATAGCTCGCTGGCAGCACGACACCAGCCTCTGAGAGCACCCCGAGAGACTCGTAGTAGGCGTGCCCAGGCGGGTGCTTGGCCTTGTACTCCACATGGTACGGGCACTTGATAGTATTGTGCATCACGCCCCAGCGAAGGTCCAACTCGTTCACGCAGCCACAGCTGTACATCATAGAACACTATTCTCTATGTAGTTGGTCGCCCGCTCCAAGTGCTTACCGTCGTCGATCTGGATCAAGTCCACGCGACGATTAGGCTTCTTGGGTTTGTAGATATCCTGGTGCGTCACAGACACCTCTTCAGCTTGGTGCTCGCCCACCGCCAACTGACCGTAACGACGCAGCGGTATGCCGCACGCATGGCAGTACTTGTCCACCTGCGCCCCGTAGTCGGCCATGGGGCGACGCCACCACCCAGGTACAGCTTCGAGGCCCAGGTCCGGCCAACTAGGGTCAGCCGCGTGTAGCATGGCCTGGGCTCCGGCTAGCTCGCAGAAGAACGCTCGCAGACCCTTCCCCGGCACGTGGCACAGCATAGCCGACCAGAACTGGTTCACGTCGCAAGTGGAGATCAGCTTCCACCGATCCTCCTCGGAGATGCCTACG